ATTTTAATGAGACTATAGGTAATGGATATATAACATATAAAGTAGTTAATAATGCCAATGCAACTGGCGCAATAATAGGATCAGTACATTTATGGGGAATATAATAGTATCATATAATAGTGTTTCTGAAGAATTATATGAGTTAAAAATACAGAAACAAGATAATGTAATAATATTTTTATTAGATATTAGTGAAAGAGGTCTAGAAGATCATAAGCTAATGGTTGAAGATTTTACAAATGAAAGTAACTTACAAATATTTGTAAATATGCTTTTAGAAAATCATAACACCGCTTTTAATAGATATTTAGCACAAAGAATATAATATTTATAATAAAAAATGGAAACAAAAGTTTTAACACAAGATGAAATTACCAGTTTAAAAGAAATTCAATCTAAAAGAATTCAATTAACTGAAAAATTTGGGTTTTTGGAAATGCAATACGAAGCTCAAAAACAATCATTAATAAATGAATTGTCTAATTTATTAAAACAAGAAGAACAAATTGGTTCTCAATTACAACAAAAGTATGGAGATGGTTCTATTGATTTAGAGAAAGGAGAATTCACAAATAATTGATTTTGAGTATCTTTAAGATATTTATAAACAAACAAAAATCAATTTAAAACATGGCAGAAACTTTAATATCACCTGGTGTATTAGCAAGAGAGAACGATTCATCTTTTGTTAGTCAACAACCTGTAACTGTAGGTGCAGCTATCATAGGTCCAACAGTAAAAGGACCAGTTGAATTACCTACTGTAGTTACTTCTTATTCTGAATATGTTAATACCTTTGGAGATGTTCTTACAAGTGGTAGTAACACATATTCTTATTTTACTTCAATAGCTGCTTATAATTATTTCTTAAATGGTGGTGAAACACTATTAGTATCTAGAGTAGTATCAGGAACATATTCTGAAGCTACAAGTTCAGCTATAAGCGCAAGTACACAAGCTTCTTCTCAACCTGCATTTGTTCTTGAAACAATTTCAGAAGGTATTATTATGAACAGTACAGGCCCAGAAGATTCTAGTGGAGCTTTAGCTAGTGGTTCATCAAATAATATTCGTTGGCAGATTGTTAACCCAAATACAGCATCAGGTACTTTTAATTTATTAATTAGAAGAGGTGATGATAATACAAACTCTCCAGTAGTATTAGAAACTTGGACTAACTTATCATTAGATCCTTTAGCATCTAATTTTGTTAGTAAAGTAATAGGTGATTATAAGTACAATTACAATCCAACCACTATCCAAATTGAAGTATCAGGTTCATATCCAAATGCTTCAAAATATGTTAGAGTAAAATCAATAAACCTATTAACACCAAGTTATTTTGATAACAATGGTATAGCTAAACCACAATATACTTCTTCTATTCCAATAGCAGCAAGTGGTACATTTGGAATAGCTACAGGTGATGTAAAAGCAGGAGCTAATTTTTATGATACAATCAATAGTTCAAATACTCAAGGTTTAGTAGGAGCTAATTATACAAATATGATTGATTTATTATCAAATCAAGATGATTATAGATTTAATGCTTTATTCACTCCTGGTTTATATAACACAGATTATACTTCTCAAGTTTCTTCTATTATAGCAAATACTCAAAATAGAGGAGATAATATCTTTGTATTAGACTTAGTACCATATGGTAGTTCAGTTACTACAGCAATTGGTCAAGCTGCTACAAGAGATACTTCATATACCGCTGCTTACTGGCCTTGGTGTCAAATTCAAGACCCAGCAACAGGTAAGAATGTTTGGGTACCAGCTTCAACAATGATAGCAGGTGTTTATGCTTATAATGATAGTGTTGCTGAACCATGGTTTGCACCAGCAGGTATAAACAGAGGTGGTTTATCAACTGTAATTAGAGCAGAACAAAAATTATCTCAAACTAATAGAGATACTTTATATCAAGGAAAAGTAAATCCAATTGCAACATTCCCTGGAACTGGAACTGTAGTATATGGTCAAAAGACATTACAATCTAGAGCAAGTGCGTTAGATAGAGTAAATGTTAGAAGATTATTAATTGTACTTAAGTCTTATATTTCTCAAGTAGCAAATAACTTAGTGTTTGAACAAAATACAATTGCAACAAGAAATCAATTCTTAAGCCAAGTAAATCCATACTTAGAATCAGTACAACAAAGACAAGGTTTATATGCTTTCAAAGTAGTAATGGATGATACTAATAACACTCCTGATGTAATAGATAGAAATCAGTTAATAGGTCAAATTTACTTACAACCAACTAAGACAGCTGAATTTATTTACTTAGATTTCAACATTACACCAACTGGAGCTACTTTCCCAGTATAAGGTTTAAAAATACAATATTTATAAACAAATAGAAAGACATGGCAATATTAGACGCAAACGAAATATTTTTCACAGCCTTTGAACCAAAACAGGCTAACCGATTCATCCTTTATATGGATGGTGTTCCTAGCTACTTGATTAAAGGAGTAAACGCTGTAACATTAACTCAAGGTGAAGTAACATTGAACCATATTAACGTATATAGAAAAGTTAAAGGTAAAACTACTTGGGGTAACATACAAATGACATTATTTGACCCAATCACCCCATCAGGTGCTCAGTCAGTAATGGAATGGGTTCGCTTACACCACGAATCAGTAACTGGTAGAGATGGATATTCTGATTTCTATAAAAAGGATTTAGTAATCGATGTTTTAGGCCCTGTAGGTGATATTGTAGGTGAATGGATTATTAAAGGCGCATTTATAACAGAAGCTAATTTTGGTGATTATAGCTGGGATACAGAAAACCAAGCAGTTAATATCACAATGACAGTAGCAATGGATTATTGCGTATTAAATTTCTAAGATTAAATATTTTAAAAGAGTCCGCCTTTTGGCGGACTTCTTTTTTCTCCACATATTTATAAACAAAAAGTTATTATAAATGGAAAATAAGTTTACAACACCAACAGAAATTGTTGATTTACCTTCAAAAGGTTTAATCTATTCAGAATCAAATCCTCTATCTTCAGGAAAAGTAGAAATGAAATATATGACTGCTAAAGAAGAAGATATTCTAACCAACCAAAACTATATCAGTAAAGGTACGGTTTTAGATGAATTAATCAAATCACTCATAGTAAGTGATGTAAAGTATGAAGATATGATAGTAGGCGATAAAAACGCCCTATTAGTAGCAGCTCGTATTTTGGGTTATGGTAAAGAATATAAGTTTGAATGGGGTGGAGAAGAATATAATATTGATTTAACTACAATAGAAAATAAACCTATTGATGAATCTTTATTTAAAAAAGGTGTAAATGAATTTAGTTTCACTCTTCCTTCTACAGGTGTAGAAATTACTTTTAAATTACTAACAGGCGCTGATGAAAAGAAAATCAATGCTGAGTTAGAAGGTTTAAAGAAAATAAATAAGAATGCTTCACCAGAATTATCTACTCGTTTAAAATATATGATTATCTCTGTTGGTGGTAATAGAGAAGCAAAAGACATTCGTCAATTTGTTGATAACCAATTGTTAGCTAGAGACTCTCGTGCATTGCGTGAGTATGTAAAGGAGGTGCAGCCAGACGTTGATCTGACCTTTTTTCCCGATGGGAGTAACTCAAAAGTTTCAATTCCTGTTGGACTTAGCTTTTTTTGGCCTGACATCTGAGATAGCTCCTCAATATAGAGCTAATTTATTTACTCAAATTCATGAAATTGTTTTTCATGGCCAAGGTGGCTATGATTGGGGAACCGTCTATAATATGCCTATTTGGCTTAGAAAGTTTACTTTTGCTAAATTAAGAGAGTATTATGACAAACAAAACCAACAAAACAATGAGGATTTAGGTTCTCAGACTCAAAAAGTAAAAGATGGTAAAATTGAATTACCAGGACATTTTAAGGGACAGTCTGGTAAACGAGCACCTAAGTATTAATTCCTTATTATTTCTATATTTATAGTATATAATAGAATATGGCCACTAATCCACAATTATCCCCTCAACAACTTCAACAATTAGTTGATCTATATAAAAAAATAGACGGTTTAACAGACTCAGCAGCTCAAAATGCTGCTCAGTTTGCTACTAATAATGGGAATGCTTTAAATGAATTAGTTCGTTTAGAACGAGAATTTAAACTTCTTTTAAATGATGTTGAAGGAACTAGAGAAGCATTCGCTAGAATTGTTGATGATATTAAGGGATTTAATAGTGGAATAAATAGAGCTAAAGCCTCATTTAGAGGACTAGAAAGTTTAGCGTCTAAACTTCAAAGTCATCAAGCTGGTATTACTCGTTTATCAACTAAAGAATTAGAAGTCTTAAAGAAAAAGTCTCAAGATAAAATAAAAGATTTAGAATTAGCTAAGAAATTAGCTGATGAAGAAACTAGAAGATTATATAGAGTTAGAAATAGAAGTCAAGAAGATTTTGAAGCATATCGAAAATCATTAAGTGTATCTCAAGAGATAGG